CCCCGTCGGTACGTTTTCATCAAATGTCTCGTAGTCGATTGCACCCGTGTTCGGGTCAACGATGGATTCCTCGTCGACTATCCCGATACCGGAATCGGCCAGGTTGCCGTTCCCGTCAAGAACCGGGAGGTCCCCATCGACCGCATTTTCCACCTTGTCCGCCTTGGCATCAAGCAAGTCGTCAAGCTCGGAATTGCTAGGGAGGGCATCCAGCTTCTCCTTGTCCGCCGCCGGCATGAGACCGTCGACATATGCCCCACTAACCAGACCGGCGTCCCTAATCTTCGCGAAGGTAATGCTGGCGTCACCGTTCTCATTCTGCGAAACCGACTGAATCGTGTAGGTGGTATCCGGGGCGCTCTCCTGCCATGCCTGTTGCACCAGCTTCAACTGGTCGGATGATATGCCGCTGTCTACCAGGTTCCCCTCTTCATCCAACTCGGTTATGTTGCCTTCGGTACCGCCGTCCACCTTGTCGGCCTTGCGGTCGAGCTCGGCCCGCAGCGCGCTTCCCGGTACTGCGGCGGATGCCGCTACCGGGGTGTCGTTTACCTTGTGGACGTATACTGTCTTCGACATCAATTTCCCCCTATATCTCCAGCGTTTCAACAGAGAACACAGCCGGTTTCACCTCGTCCGCCACCATGCTGAACCCGCTCGGGCCATATCTGAATTCTGTTGTAATGGTAGAGCTCTGTCTTACTGTACCGCCTCCAGGAAGCGATGCCTCCGACGATACCTCGGTATCAGGTGCACGGAACGATACCGTGCTGCCGTCGTCAGAAGTCATGTCAAGCATGTATACCGGGTGCCCGTCCCGTTCGGCCCGCAACACGGGCATGAAGCCGCGGCTGATAAAGTCACGCAGCTCGCGATAGGGCATCTGCGGAACATATGCCCCGGATGCGGCCACCCAGGGCGCCATGACAATTACATGCTGCTTGGCAGTGCCTATAGCATCCACCACCGCCTGTACTGTGGTGAGCTTTTCAGGTGAATCTGAGAGCGAGCTGGCTACAGCGTCGTCCGATATGTTGTCCAGCCCGACCTTCCCGCGCCCTATCCGGGCGACCAGGTTAACATCACTGGAACCGTCGAACGAGACCGGGTCCGACTCGACATCGCCGGATACGGCAAATTCCCTCCCCTGACGCAGCCTGGCGTCACGGAGGTAGACGCGCCCCTTCCCCGGGAGCGTCATGTGGTCGTAGTACTGTGCCTGCGACCGGTCCTGTGTCTGTTCCTCTGCCATCAAAGCAGAGTTTATCTACTTTTTGCTTATTTTTCGAAGAAGGCCAGCACCTCGGCCTCGCACTTCTTCCGGGAGAACTTTTCCAGCATTATGGACGGACATATCCGCTTCACACAATCAGCCAGCTTCGGCAAGGTCGACGCGACCTGCCCGTCCCATTCCCTCTCCCAGTCTTCCGGTACCCCAGCGACATCCCCCCGTTCCATCCCGTGCCAGCTCACCTGGATTCCTCCCGGCAATTCCACGTAGAAAATGTGGTCGGCCACGCCGTCCCCGTCCTCCTGCCACCAGTACTTCCATCCGGTCTCGGGCAACTTCCCGATTGCCTCCCGGAGCCTCAGCGACTTCTGCTCGTAGTTGTACTCTACATAATCATAATGGCAGTTCTTGGCGTTGATGTTGAACTCCTCGGCGTCTATCAGCTTCCGCAGGACATATATCTCCGGGATTTCCATCATCCGGTTCATGCGAAGCTTCAGCTTCCTGGAATATTCCCGGAACGCCCGCTGGTTCTCCAGGTTCCTGTATGCAGCCTCGTGCCGGTCGGCAATCCGGTCCTCAATCTCGCATAGGTCCTCTTCCGATTCGATTGATGCCACCTTGGTTCCGCCGGGTATTCCCGACTCGCCTATCCGCAGAGCGAGTTCCTCCGATATATTGAAATGCTTCGCCACGCGCCCCTCGCCGTACCTGTTGTACAGCCACCGGGCATAGGTCACGGTGTCCTTCGGACCGTAGAACTCGTCCCTCCCGTAATAGTCGTAGCCGCAGTAGTATTCTTCCGGATGCTTCATCATCTCATGCTGCTGCACCTGTTCCCTGGTAAGGTAACCGGCCGCCACAATCTCCTGTAGCCTGGGAAGGGTCCACCTCACGCTGAAGCTGTCCAGCCTCTCCGAGGAATTCAGTATGTACGCGGACTTCCCCTCGGACATGCCGGAATACAGCCGGATGGCCTCGGCCTCCCCGACCGTCCCGGCAACCTTCTTGTAGGTACCTATGAAGTTCGGGTCGCCCAGTTGCATCCCGGCGACCGACCCGTCTATCCTGATTTCTTCCTTTCCTGACTGTGCCATGCTACATATCCATGTGCTTCAGGTACTCGACCTTGAAATCCGTAATCCCGCGGTCCTCGGCCATCCTAGTGGCGGATTCCCGCAGTTCCTCCTCATACGTCTTATCGCCGTCGTCGATGCCGCAGCAGTCCTTGGCGATGTAGAACATCTCGTCCGAGAGCGCGTCGTAGAACTCCCGGTGCTTCCTCCACCACGCCCTGGTGGCATCCACCTTCGACTTCCCGCCGCTGTACTTGTACCAGCCGGCACGGTACGCGTTCGGCTTCGACTTGTATCCGTACCCGTTCGCATTGTCCAGCACCTTGCCGGTCGCGATGTCGACAATGATGTACCTACCGGGATGCCCCGGCATGTCCTCCACCCTGAAGGGCGATTCCTTCTTTTCTTCAGCCATTTTCGACCTCCTTCCTTTTCCATCTGTACTTCAGCTGCCCACAGTCGTAGATGCGGAACAGTCCGCGTTCAAGAGTAATCTCATGTTCGGACTTACCTTCGTCTCCCGGTCCGGCCAGCTTGTGCCTCTGGTAGTTCATGCGGTTCCTGCGGACGTCGCCGTCCACGATGAAGTAGCCCGGCTCGCTCATCGACTCCAGCTCGAACCCCAGCTTCGTGTAGAAGGCGTCCCCCGTGCTCCACCGCATGTCCGCATACGAGGTCATCCCGGTAACCTCCGGGTGGGCATCCACGAAGTGACTGAATAGCTTGCCGGCTGCACCCGGGACGGACAGCGATTTGTCGGAACAGAAGCGCAGCAGCTCGACGGTACCTTCCTCGAAACGGCTCGGGCCGAACGTCATCACCGACACCAGCCTGTCCCCGCTGTATAGACCGAGGGCCCACTTCGAATTAACTGAGCCCTGGATATGGTTATTTTCCAGGAACTCCCTATACACTGCAGGCTCCAACTCGAGTACCTCGCAGTCACGGGCGTTCACCCTTTCCATGCCGGCACACCCGAACAGGTAGCGCAGCCTGGACTCGACTATTTCCCGGTTGTATACCCATTCATCGGAGAATATGTGCACAAGGCGGTATCCCTTGTCCTGTGCCAGGAGCTTCTTCTCCAGGTGGTAGCGGCTGTCCTTGTACAACTCGCTGTGCCAGTATATCCCGTCGTACTCGATGATGGTCTTTGCCGACTCAACCACTATGTCGGCACCGTATGCACCGAGGAAGTCCCGGTCGTAGTGGTCTACCTTCAGCCCGAGCGACTCCACGAAGGCATTCACCTCGTTCTCCTCGAGGGACACCGGGGCGTTCTTGGGATGACAATGGGTGCAGGGGGTCAGCCCCTCGTCGGTACGGCGCTTGATGAACTGCGGCTGTTCAACCGATACCGTCCCGCACTTCTCGCATCTGAATTTCACATGCGAACGGGCATCGACTTCCAACACGGTACATCCGAAATCTGTCATCTTGCCCACGTACTTCTCCACTATCCTCCGGCGGAATTCCTCGCTAAGCGCATAGTTTTCCGCGCCATATAGTTTCATGTTCGTATCGGATATCTTTGCCTTGACTTCAGCAGACTGGGTGAAATGAGGAACACCGTACTTCTCCATCGAGGTGGCAGTCACCTTCTCCTTCCACTCAGGAGACTGGGATATGTTGTCCACCCCACGGGTAGCCTGCATTGTCTCTTTCGACTTCTCCTTGAATTCCTCGCTCTGGAAGTATTCCGGGACGCCGACCTTTCCCAGCATTATCTCCCGGTACTTCGCGCGTCCTTCAGGAGATGCACTATACCATGTACCGTACACGGCGAACTGGGTCTCCTTCGACTTCTCCTTGAACTCGTCAGTCTGGACGAAGAACTTCCCTCCGTTCCTTGCCTTGTCGGCCTCCATGTGAGCCTCGAGAATCTCCGGAACTTGCATCGGGTTTTCTGCCCCGTACTTGGCCATCATCCCTGCCTTGGCGGCCTCGTACCCTTCCTTGCCGGAGAAGAAGTTGTCACGTCCGAACCTCTCCTGTACCGTGGCAGTCACCTGGGCAGTACCTTCCTCACTATGTACGAAAGTGGTAGTACCGTATTTCTCCATGCAGGTTTCCTTTGACTTCTCCACCACATCCTTGGACTGCATCGCCCAGCGCACCCCGCGCTTCACCATGTGTGTCTTCTGGGCCTTCTCCAGTGACTCCCTGGTGCCACCGGCGTTCGTCACCCCGTACCTGGCCATGCAAGTGGCCACTCGCTTCTCCTTAATCTTAGCCCCACGTTCCAGGTCGATGAACATTATCTTGTTGCCGCATTTCTTGGAACATGTTTCCCTATACCCATCGGCAAGTGTATGGAACTTCGTGGAGTTTCCGCATACCTTACATAACCCTTCTCCGGGTTCCTTGCAAAACTCGTCATAGTATTCCTGCGTCGTCTTCTTGTGTCCAAGACTTATATGCAGCGAAAACTGGCGTACGTTGTCGTACTCCGCATGACATATCGCGCATTCATAGTTACCGTTAGCATTCTTATGGAGCATACCGCCTCCAAATTACGTGAAGCACCCGGCGGACACTTAATTTGGTCTCCAGTGGCCACCGGGTGCTTCGAAATTCTCATACCCCAGGGAGACCAATCGCCGGGATACTATGTCTTCAATTTCAAATATAGCAAATCCCGGACGGAAACGTATCGAATGTTAAGACTATTTTACATTCGGCTCCCAGATGTACCTATAGTTGCCACAGTCGTAGATACGGTATATCCCGCGCCCGTACATGATTTCATGCTCGGTTGCCCCCGGGGTGACATCGGGTCCACTAAGCTTGTACTTCTGGTAGTTGAACCTGCTCTCCCGGTGATTGCCGACAACATACGAGTACCCCGGTTCGGTCACCCCGTCCAGCCTGAACCCTATCCTCCCGTAGAATGCACCGTTGCCAGACCACCTCCGGTCGGCATAGGTCAACACCTTGTCCGGATGCTCGTCGGCAATGAACCTATTGAACAGCTTTCCGGCACCCCCGTGAACATGATATCCCGGACGGACGCAGTACCTTATCATCTCCCAGGCATCGTCCATGAACCTCGACTTGCCGAACGTCATCACCGCATACAGGGTATCCCCACCGTATAGCCCGTACCTGACCGAGGACACCGCGTCACCCTGTACGTGGAACGACTCGTTGAACTGCTTGGCCACCTCGGCAGATACCTGCTCCACCCGGCAGTCACGGGCTGCCACCGGGAGACCCATTATGCCGAGAGCGTTCTTCAGGCGGCTCTCCACTATTGGGCGCTTCTCCTCCCATTCGTCGGAAAACAGGTGGATTAGGTGGTATCCCATCCTCTCGGCTATGTTCGTCTTCGTCACGTGGTACTCATCCGGACGATACATCTCGTTATGCCAGCGGATACCGTCGAACTCCACTATAAGCTTCTTCTCCTCAATGACCATGTCGGCACCGTACTGGTCCAGGAACCCTCGGTCATGATGCTCAACCTTGAACCCGAGACCCTCGATGAAGGTCTTCACCTGCTGTTCCTCGCCCGATACAGGGGAGCTCTTCGGAAAGCACCGGGTGCAAAAATCCAGGCCGAATCCTTCCCTCACCTTGAGGAACAGGTCCTGCTCGGTTGTCACATGCCCGCACTTCTTGCACCGGTAGGTGATGTGCTTCTTGTCCTTGAATTCCACCAGTTCACATCCGTGAGCCTCCAGGTATTCCTTGTATTTTACCTTGGCATATTCCGTGTTCTGGCAGAACATGTAGGGGACACCGTACTTCTTCATGTTGGCATCGCGGATTTTCTGTTGCATCTCCGGGAGTAGCATATAGCTGCGGACACCATGGTGGGCCATATTACCCGCTGCAGCTATCTGTGCAAAGTCATTGACCTGAGAGTAATACTCGACTCCATATCTTTCCTTCATAGTTTCCTTGCGTTTCTGCTTGGCATCCTCTATCTGCGCACAGTTTTCTACCCCGTACTGCCTCAACATCGACTCCTTATATGCAGAACTCTTGTGTTCATTCCGCTCCGGGTCGGCGGCAATATGCTTTGCCGAACACTTCTTGCTGCAAAATTCCAGATAACCCTGTCCGATGGTACGAAATTTTGTCGGTTTGCCGCATTCAGCACACTTGCCGTCACCCGGTTTGGCAATGTACTTGTCGTAGTATTCCTGTGGTTTCAGTCCATGGGTTTTCCACAGGTGCGTCCCCAGGGAACATGCCTTTTCATATTCCACTTGCTTACCGGAAGATTCACAAATCAAGCATTTCATATACACTCTCCTTGTTATTACCAATCAAATATACATTAATTTTTCATTGTTGGCACAGGAAAATGTCATTTAATTATAAATTGATAGGTCTTCACAAAGATGGCAGGTCAGAAACCGTGGATTTTACGTTATTTTCGACATGTCGACAATTATACGAATGGTATTTGTAAACAACATTTTACATTATTCTACCTCGAAAAAAAGGAGGTGCGGATTACTCCGCACCTCCTAATAGGTATTTCCCTTTAGGTCACTACTGGATTACCAGCGCTTGTCCTGGAAGGTCATGCCACCCGGAGCATTGGCCAGCGGGTCGTCCTGGTCAACAACGTATTCCAGACCCGGTTCGAGAGAGTCGCCCGAGAAGGAACCGTTGCTCTGCCAGGGCGCTTCGTTCAAGTCGATGCCCGTGATGAGGTTGTTCACGTTGAGGAAGCGAACGAGGCGGTAGAACTGACCAGCGCCAAGGAGGTTAGCCACGATGGCATAACGAGACTTGACGATGAGTCGCGGAGAACCATCTTCCTGACCCGCAGTCTTCGTGAAAATATAGGGGATGTACGGCATGAAGATGATGCCCGATTCGCCCTGGCGACCACCCTTGAATCCAACCAATGCATACGAAGCATTAGCGTAGATGTCCTGGTAGAGCTTAATCTGGCCGTTCAGGAGAGCGCCAGCGTCAGCAACACCACCGGCCGGCTGGAAGTCGACGTTCGTGCCGAGGTAGCCACCCGGGTTGTATATGCCGGTGTTGAGCGTAGCGATGGCAGCGCAAATGTCCGGAGAGCAGATTGCGAAGTTACCGCAGCCCATACGGGTCGTAAGGGAAATCTTACGAGACACGGCAATGAGGGTGTTGACGATGCCGGAAGCGATGCTTTCAGCAGACCAGCGACCCTTGGCCGGACCGACGTCAGTGTTCTTGAGGTCGACAGTGATGACCTTTTCGCCGCCGAGCTTTTCGTTCTGGGCGACCATCACCATGGCCATGAGGATTTCACGGTCGATTTCCTGCTGGATTTCGAACTGGAGGCCTTCAAGGAGCAGGGCTTCGACGTCCTGACCGTGGGCAGCAGCCATATCCTGCTGGAGTTCGAGAGTGTAGTGACTCTTGATGGCGCGAGTACCGACGCGGATAGCACCAGAGATGACCTTGATGGAGGCCTTCTTGATGTTGTAGGCGTAAGCACCGAGGTCATCAGCACCATCGAGGGTATCACCACCGAAGTTGTTGTAGAGCTGGCCGTAGGAAGAACCGTACGGATAGGCTTCACCGGTGACGTCAGTACCTTCGGAGAAGTTGCTGAGCATTTCACCAGCGCCAGTGCGCCAGGGGTTGAAGGAGGAGGCAAAGCCAGTGTGGTCGGCGACGAGGTCGTAGCCGATTTCCTGCTTCTGACCGTAACGGAAGGCAGTGGTCTTCAGCGGTTCGTTATCGTAGAGGTAACGGAGGGCGAAGTAGATGCCATGCGGCGTAGTCGTCGGAATCACCGCACACGTATTCATGGCGAGAAGTTCCGGGAACTGACGACGGATGAGGGGGAGGGCATACTGCTGATACTGAGCAACGTCAGAGCTGACGTTAGCGGATTCCATGAGCTGGCCCTTGTTGAGCTTGTTCTGGGTCTCGAGAAGGGTGGCGGTCACGGAAGCCTCGATGCGGTTACGCATCGGACGGCCGAGGTTGCTGTTCAGCACGCTTGCCCACTTGCGGGTGTAAGCGGAAGGCTGTACGTTAGTCATTTTTCTTTTTCCTTTTTGTTTTATGGTTTACCGTCTATCCTGGACGGTAACCCACCGTCAGGGGAAGATTTAAACTTCCATAGACTTCTGACGTATTGTTTATAAAATGTGAATAAGTCACTTTTAAACCCTGCAAAAATGTGCATTGAAATTCAATTCAGCGCCAATTTGAGCATTTTTTGCTATATTTGAGGATATGGAACTACAACTGGACACATGCCAGATATGCAGCAAGGGACCCTTCAAGAACTATGCGGGGTTCTCCAAGCACCTATACCAGATGCACCGGGAAGTCACCAACCAGGAATATTACGACAAGTACCTGAAACAGCCCGGCGAAGGAATATGTGTAGTATGTGGCAAGCCTACACAATTCTCGGGAAGACTGAACCGCGGGTATTATACGCATTGCTCTCAGAAATGCACGGCCAACGACAAGGCAACAGTGGACAAGCGCAAGGCCACCAACCTGGAAGTTCACGGTTCCGAAGGCTTCAATAACCACGAGCAGACCTCCCGGACCAAGCAGGAGCGCTACGGGGACGCCAACTACGCGAACGGCGCCCAGATTCGCGCGACCAAGGAGGCCCGCTACGGCATCGCCGGGTACAACAACCCGGAGAAACGCAAGGCGACGAAACTGGAGAAGTACGGTGCATCCAACTACGTGAACACCGAGAAATGCGCCCAGACCAAGCTGGAGAGATACGGTTCCCGCACCTACAACAATTCGGAAAAGAACGCCCAGACCAAACTAGAACGATACGGCAATGCCCACTATGTGAACGTAGCAAAGGCTAGGGAGACCGTACTGAAGCGGACAATCCAGCGCTATAACGACATACTCGGAACCCAGTGCGACGTCCTG